GTGCTTCTAGACTTTTCTTTTCGATGTCGGTGGTATCAGCCATTTTATTGTTCCAGTGTATTATTTAGTAACACAAACCAAATGTTTTGATCAGGGCCGTGAGTAGAAATACTACGTTCAACTCCTGCTGTTTCGGTGAGTCCTGTCAGCATTGGCACTCCATTGCAGTCTTGCAGTAGGCCTGCCAGTGGATCAGGATTGTTGCCATTTAGATACACACCTTCAGATTCTATGGCAAATTCAAATTCCCATGTTCCCAACCGGTGAACAGGCAACACCAGGTCTGTAGGTTGTGCTTTGAGTCCCAGTATTTGCAACAAAGTTTCCCAGTTGCGCTGTTGATTTCTACTGCGATTCCAGTCAGCAAGATCTAGTACCGGTTGTCCCGACTTGTCTTCAAACGGGATCATACTAGTGCGGAAGCTGCCTGTAACGCCTGTATAACTGCAATCAAAAAGTGTTCGGCACTGTATTCTCATTAGACAGATATTTAAGGCCAAAAAGAAACCCTGGATTTTTTACGTCCAGGGTTGAGGTGGTCAACTAAACCTAGCTATTAAGCCAAGTTAGTGAAGCTAGCTGTGCTAGTAACGTTGGCAGTTGGAATGCCAATGTTCAAGCCACCAGTTGCGTTGGCTGTTTGAGCAGCAGCAACCAGAGTAGTTGTGGTGTAAGCGCCACTTGGGTAGATAGCCAAGCTGATTGTACCAGCTGTTGCGCCGGCTTGGTAAATTGCGATTGTACCAAGTTGTTGAACAGATGTCAACACGTTGTTCAAGTAACCGTTAACGTTACCAGCGTTGGTCAACGCGGCGTTAGCTGTCAAAGTGAAGAAGTCAAGTTTTGGACCTTGGATCTGAACTGGACCTTGAGCTGCTACGTTAGCTGTTCCTGCGATGGAACCATTTCCTACGTCCAGTGCAAATACTGGTTGTGTGGTTCCGTTTACTTTTGTAAATACTGCCATGATAAATTTCCTTTAAGTTAGTGGTCTCTATGGACCTGCTTTTATTTAGCCAGTTTGGAAAAATCACGCCTGTTGCGGATTGTTTCTCTGTCTATTTTGAGCCGCAAATGCATTGGGATCAAATCTATTTACCGCCTTTGCATAGCCTACAGGGGTGGCCATGACCCAGCCTTCTTGCCCCGGATGTTCCGTATCTGCCTGACGTAACAGGTGCATTTTGACATCGTGTAACAAGTTAAATGCGTTAAATGCCGCGGCAAGAGCAGGGGTATTAGATGTAGGGCTGTTCAAGTATTCCACAATGTTACGGAACTTTTGTGGTGTTACTTTTGTCTGCAACCACTCACCAAACTCAGGCAATAGTGTGGCACCGTTGAGCGGAGCGCCCACTTTGGTATTGATAAAGTCCACACAAAGTTTTGCTAGGTCTGTGATCTTGTGTGCTCGTAATTCTGTGGGATTAAACAGCGTGTCAATCGCTTTACCTTGAGATTTAATTAGTTGTTTGAGTTGCTTTTCAGCCGTGGTTTCAGTTTCCAGTGCTCGAGGACTTGCTGGCCGCTCTAGCATCAAGCCCGGAACTTCATTGAACTTTACTCCACTCAAGGGCTGACGTGCATCGCCTGCATCTGCATACATTGAGTGAATGGCAATGCCAATGTTGGAGTTGCCAATACGTTGTCCCAGGGTACTCTTGACTGGAATTCGGTATTCCACTGTGTTGGGTCTAAACACATAGTTGCCTGCTTCCACAGGCGGTGTTGACATGTACAACAAGTCGCCTTTGACATAGCCACGGAAGTTGGGCGGTAGTGCAGCTTCCAGCACAGGAAACAGCTCTGCGTACAAATTGATAAGTTCAGTTCTGTCGCCTGAGCGTCGATTCTGTATGTCTGCCATCATGCGTGGACTGGTAGCAAGTCCATCATAGCCTTTGGCTTCGAAGCCTGAACCATCTGTCAGCACAAACTCGCCTGTGGCAGGTTTACGTCCAAATATCACAGCAGGCTTGCCGTCCCATTTGGCTGTGACAGTTCGAGGTTGTTGAGTAGCATGGTTAACAATTTCCAGTGCGTCTCGAATGCCTTGTGTGCCACGACGGAACACTAGATCTTCCAGGTGTTCAATACCTTTGGCTCTGCCGCCAACTCCAGCTTGTTCTGCTTCTACTAGAGCAACATAGCCACGGTTTACAATACGGTCACGTAGTCGTGCTAGGAAGTTAACATCACTTTCTGCCATGCCCATTTCAGGTTCTTTTACACCTTCACGTGAGATGTACTCACGGAAGTCTGCTAGTTTGGCATCACGGTCAGGATCCATTGCTAGTGCTTTGTAAATGCTTTCCACAGTCATTAATTGGTTACGTTTGTATTGTGGAGCCAGCAATATACCAGCGGCTTGATCTGGATCCATTGTGATCATCCGATCTGTTTGTCTACTGATGATGCCCTTGGCTGAGGCCTTGAGTCCCAGTGCTTTGGCAATGCTTGACATCAACACATTACGAAACACGCCTTTGTAGGCTGATCCTGTGCCGCCGCCCAGCCAGAATGTACCCCATTCCAAATTGGGCATGAACATAAAGTCTGTCTGTACATAGCCACGCTTGGGGTCGCCTTGTATGGGTGTTTTAAAGTGTACTGCTTCACCTGTGAGTCTGCACCAGTCTCGGGGATCTTGTTTGTTCTTTGTGGCCCAGGCATCTAGTTGGCCCTTGAGTTCAGCCTTGGTTATTTCGTTAGAATCCACAGCAAGGTCTAGGTCACCTGAATCAGGTTTCTTGCCTGTTGAGCCCAACCATTTAACAGGGATACCGTTCTCATCCCGATCATGTGATAAGTCAAGCCCTGTGATGGTTTCCAGCCAAGACACTGTGCTGGCGATATCTGCTTGTTTGATGCGTTGTGTTAGTGGCCGACCTTGTGCATCTTTGAAAACGTTGCCACCTTCTAATAAGTTCATATTGATTACGTCGTCCCTGGGCTTAGCATCTTTGCCACTTCTGCATGTCTGGGATTAGTTTTATCAAAGTCCACATACGTACCATTACCCAGGTTGATTTCAAATGTAGTTGGTATTGATCCTCGTTTGACCCTTAAATCTATGTCGCCTCCTCCACCTGTGTCAAAGGCCTGAAACGTCATTGCTTGTGCCACCGCGGTCATTAAATTGTTCCAGGCTGGACCAGCATCTGTTCCTTCTTTGGCGGCCTTTAATATTGCATCTTTTGCGGTGTTAATTATCATGACAATTTCTGTGGCGCCGTTTTTGGCCTGCTCATCATTTGTCATGTTTGGCAATTGAGTATAAGATCCGCGTGATCCAATATTTTTATTGATCAACCCAATCAGTTGTGCTTCTAAATTGTCCATTTCTGCAGGTTCTAATTGATTTAGATTTGTTATTGGAACTCCTGCAGAGTCTTTGCTTGTGCTCATTATTTTTTGCACAATTTGTCCCCAGGACTTTTGCATCAATGGCTTTAGTGATTGAGCCTGTTTCACTGCCAGGGCGTTGGCTTGTATGTCGTCTACGCCCGGACCTGTAAACTTGCTGGGCTCAAGGGCAGGGCCTTGAACACCCACCTTGCTCAGGGCTCCTTGCAAGCCAGTGGCCAGTCCTGCAGCAAATCCCACTTCGTTTAATCTGCGTCTAGTTATTTCATTAATCTGCATGTGTTCTCCTAACTGATCGCGAGAACTTTCCAGCATCTTTGGTACGTATTGCATTGAGCAGTTTACGTGTGAGATTGTCAGCTTGTTCTGCGCCAAACTCTGCTTCGATTTGTTCTATCAGGCGTATGGCACTGGATATAATACTGTCAGCCCGAGTTTCAATTATCAGGCGACGATCACGCTCTACATACAACGAGTCTAGTTCTTCTAGTAAACTACGGGTCTTTTTCTGCATTCGATCTGGGCCTTTGGATTATTTAGTGTATATCAAGTTCAAATAAATATCTACTATACAGGAATACCTATGACAAGTCAAATCAACCCAAACAATGTAGACGGCACCTTTCCGGTGGCTGGACAACCCAACAACACACAGGGGTTCCGAGATAATTTTACCAATATCAAAACCAACTTTAGTTATGCTGGTACTGAAATTACAGACTTACAAAACAATGGTATTTTCAAAGCTGCTCTAGCAGGCACCAC